GCCTCTTCAGCCAGGGTCTTGAGGATCATCGCGGGGCGCCAGTAGGGCTCGGTGGACGACACCTGCCACGAGGTGTTGGTGCGCACGACGACCGTGTCGGTTTCTTTGCCGTCGGAGTTGACCTCGATGCCGGTGAGAATGAAGCCGGCCGTGTTGTCCACTTTGAGCCGCAGGTCGATCTTGCCGTTGGTGGTGACGTTGACGATGGTGCCGTCAGAGTTGCTGGTGGCGAGCTTGAAGTCGTCGTCGGTCTTGGCGCGCACGAAATAGGTGTCGCCCTTAGTGAGCCCGGCGGCGCCTGACTTGTCGGTGACCGTGACCTGGGTGCCGTTGGCGAGGCCGTGGCCGGAGCAGGAGACCTTGTCGTCGCTTGCGGTGACGGCGAGGTCGTACCGCTGCCAAGGCTTATCGTTCTTGACTCTGGCGGCGAGGGTGTGGGGGCCGATGCCGAGCCGGATCGTGAACCGGGCCATCTGGGTGAAGGACGCGGCCTCATTGTCAAAGTCACTGGACGACATGATCTGCTGGCCGTCGAGGAACACATCCATGCTGTTGTCGCAGGAGGCGAAGAACTTGACGCGGACAGGGTCGGTGAGGGTGAAGTCACGGTAGAACCAGTTGACGGTGCCGCGCTGCACGACGGTTTCGGGGTTGGTGCGCCAAATCCACTGCGCTGACGGGTCCTTCCAGCGGACCGGCAGATTCTTCCGCGAGGTGGTGTCGTTCTTCCACTGCACGCCGAGCGCCGCCTGATAGTTACCCGACGTGCGCCAGCCACCCGCCGACCCCGAGGCCCAATTGAAGGGACGGTCAGGGGCGAGGAAGTCCGCGAGGCCGCCCTGCGGGTAGAGGACCGCGTCCTCCAGCCAGGCCAGCAGCCCGCGCCCCGAAGCCGTGAGGGTTTGCTGCCCGCTGGCGTTGGCGAGATCCCGGTCGCGGGTCTCCACAAACCAAGCAAACCTGACCGAGTCCCGGTAGATAACCCTGACGACGGCGTCCTTCACCAGCAGCGCAGCATCAGCCGAGAACAGGGGAACCGTGACGGTGCCGTAGCCCGGTGAGTTGAACTCATCCACAAACTCGCTGGTTAGTGACTGAGAGATCGTGCCCTGGTAGGTCTGGTTGAGGGGGTCGTAGACGTCGAGGCGCAGGTGTGTCACAGCCAGGCCGCCTTGTACGCCATCGTCACGCTGCCGCCGCCAGTAACGACCAAAGTGTTGTTGCCGGGCTTCAACGTCAGCCGGGCAAGGCCGGGGTAGGCGGAGTTGGTCACCCGCTGCGACCCAGCGCCGATGGAGTAGGTGAGGGTGATGTCTTGGGTGGGGGCGTCGCCGTTGACGTTGACCACGGTGGTGCCGGCCAGCGCCGTGCCAGGGGTGTAGGCCGACTCGTACCAGAAGCCGTCCATGAGCTGCACGTCGAAGGCGACGCGGGCGACCCGGTTGGACAGCGCCTCGGACTGCTCGAGGCCGCCGAGGTAGCGGGCCGTCGCCGTATGCGTCGGGGTGCCCGCCGTGTCGATCGTGCGCGAGATCGTGAACGTGTCGCCGCCATTGAGCACGAGGGAGCCGAGGCTCTTGAGGTTGGTCTGCATCGCTGGCCGAGTTGAGCCCGCGACGATGCCGCCGAACGTGACCACACGCGGCCCCCACCACGGGGTTGCCGCGATGGCACCGGTGCGGCCGGGCACCGAGTAGTCGTCCTGGCGCAGCGGCGGGATGCCGATGTTGCCGTCGATGACCTGGAGGTGGGTGAGGAACGTGGTGACGTCGGTCGCGCCGATCTTGTACGTCTCAGCCATTCACGCCTGCCAGGAAGGCCGCGCGACGCAGCGCACGGGGGAGGGATGTCTCGGCACGCTCACCCGGAGCCGACTGGACAGTGATGCCGCCGTTGATCGTTAGGCCGCCACCTGAGCCGCCCGCGGTCGGGGTCATGCCCGCAAGCGGGTTGATGCCGCGGTTGAGCTGCGAGAAGAAGCCGCGCCCGAACTGCTGCACCGCAGCCTTGCGCACCACAAACTCGCCTGGCGTGAGCATGGCGGGGACGGTGTCGGAGCCACGGCCTCCGAGGCCGATAGGGCCACCGGCGGCGCGCATGTGCGGCGGCAGGCTGTTGGCGTTGTTGACGACGATGTCGTAGGTGAACGTGCGGGTGCCGGTGGGCAAGCCCTCCATGCGCTGCTTCAGATTGTCCGCCAGAGTGTTGTTCTCGCGGAACTTGGCGATGAGGGTGTCGAAAGGCTGAATCAGGGAGGCGCGCACATCGGGCGGCACACCCATCTTCTTGAGCACGTCGTTGGCGTCCGCTGACGCCTGCTCCATTGTGCGGATCTTCTCGGCCGCTGTCTGCTGGCCCTCCGCCACCTTCTGCGCGGAGTTGAAGATGTCGTCAAGGGCGTCGGCGTTAGCGCGCCCCTTTTCTGTCGTGTCGTTGAACGCGCGACCGTTCTCCTTCACTGACTTGCGAAGGTCGTCGAGGGCGGCCTGGTATCCGCGGACGGCGTCATTCTTTGAGGTCAGGTCCCCAAAAATCTTGAGTTCCGAGTTGAGGTTCTCGAAATACTGCTCGGTCTCTTCGGCTTCGCGGGCGAGTTTGCCCATGTCGTCGGTGGCCTGCTGGATACCCGATGACACCGTGCCGGAGAGAACGTCGGCCATGTCCTTGCCGCGGGCGGAGAAGACGTCGGACTCGTCAGCGCCCAGGCCAATCGCGTCAGCAAGCATCTGCCAGGGGCCAATGTTGTTGACGACGGCGATGTTGACGAGGTTGCCGAACAGTTCAATGGCGCCTGACATCTTGCCGATGGTTCCGGCAAGTTTGCCGATGGTGCCGCCGATCTGCTCCATCTGCGGCTCGAGGTCTTGCAGGGTCTTCATGAGGTCTTCGGTGCTGCCGCCAAGTCCTTCTTGGAAGGCGTCAAGGAACCCCTTGCCGAAGGCTTCCATGAGTTCGTCTGCGGCGATGGTGAGCCGGTCGATGGTGCCCGCGAACGTGTTGGCGCGGGCTTCGGCCTGGCCTCCGAAGAGGCGCGTCAACTCACCAGTGATTGCGGTGAGGTCGCCAGTCTTGAGCACGGCCCCGTCGATGCTGGGGGCGAGGCGGCGCAGCGACGTGGTCTGGCCGTTGGCGGCCTTGGACAGCGCGGCGGTGACGCTAGTGAGGTCGCGGCCCGTACCGGCTGACACATCGAGCGCCAGGTTGAGCAAGTTTTGGGCGTCGTACAGGTTGCCGGTCGCGGCGGCGAGTTGCCCGAGGGCGGGCCGCAACTGGTCGTCGGCGACGCCCGAGGCGCGCTGCGTCTTGTCGATGAAGTCGTCGACGACGGGCATGGCGAAGCCGAGGGCGAGGTTGTCGAGCGCCATCTTGAGGCGGGCGACCGACTTCTCTTCCTGAATTGCGGCCTGGACTGCCTCGACGCCGAGCTTGAGGGCGAAGCCTGCGGCAGCTGCGCCAGCAAGGGCGAACGCCGGGCCGAGCGCGCCGCGCAGGGTGCCGCCCAGTTGCTTCATGGGGCCCTGAGTCTTGGCCGCCTGCATCTTGAGGCGGTTCAGGTCTGCCTGGGCGCGCTTGAGGTCGCGGTCGTTGTAGTCGGTGCCGACAACGATCTGGATGCCCTTGCCTGACCCACTTACTGCCATGGGTTGAGCCTCCTATTGGCTTCGTCCACGGCCCGGTCACAGGCCTCGCGGATACGCTTGATGACGTCGGGGTAGGTCTGCTGGATGGCGGGAATCATGAGGCGACCAGTCCTGTCACCAGCTTTCACCAGCCGGCCGTGGCGGGAATTGTTGCGAATGAACTGGCCCCCGTCACCGCTGCCCGGCTTGCCACGCACCTTGACCCCGTCCAAACCATTCTTGCCGGCAGATTCGTAAATTGCCGCTGCGGCTCCGGTACTGCTAACGACAACGCTGGCGCCACGTCGAGAAACCTTGACACCAGGGTTTTGCCATGCTGGCCAATTGCCGCCGCTTTGTTCACGCCACCCGGACATTGTCGGCCCCGGTGGCGCGAGGGCTTTTGCCCGATCAGCGACTAGTTTGCCGGCTGACGAGATTTCCTTCTTGATCTCCTTCGCGAAGATCGCATCCATGGTTTGAAGCACACGCACAGCCTCATCGGCACCTTTGATCTTGATGCTCATGTCCACGGTTACCCCTTTCGGCCCACTTCCTGGGCTCGCCAGGAGAGGTACTTGGACATGGTGAAGATCATGCGGTCGGACTCAGCCAGCACGGCGGACGGCGCGATGCCGTACTCGTAGGCCAGATGGACGATCAGCCAGTGGGCGTTGTCGTCCCCTCCAAAGGGACGATCTTCCCCTGACCAAACTCGACGTTCTCAACCTTGTCGAGCCAGGTGTCAAAGTCGTCAGCCGTGCGGGCAGTGCGGTGCAGCGAGTGCCACGCCAGCCAGCAGGCGTCAGTGAGGCGGAAGTCGTCGGCGAGTCGGGCGATGGAGCGGTCGTGTGCCTGCTCGAAGGCCACCTGGTCGGCGACGGAGGCCGTGGCCTCCGCCGCCGTGCCGTCGGCGTAGGTGATGGTGAAGTTGATGCGCAAGGGATTCTCCTAGGCCTAGAACGTGCCAGCGGTGGAGCGGCTGATTTCGCCGACGGCGGGCCACGTCACATCAAATGTGGTGAGGTCGCCGACCTGGCCGTTGACCGGCGTCTGCTGGGAGCAGAGAACCGGGATGGTGTAAAGGGGTGCGGTGGACGTTGCGGTGCCCTGTGTGGGCGAGGTGCCCGCGAGGATGACCACGTTGGCCGTGCCTCCGAAGACGCCAGCGAGAGTGGCGCTGACGCTGGAGGCGTCGTAGTCCTGGTGCAGGCTGATGGTGACCGAGGCGTCCTTCAGCCCGGCGATGCGGCTGCGTGCAGACTGGCCGAACGCCGTGGTCTCGATCTCGTCGACAGTCTCAGTGACCTCGACGCTTGCGATGTTGGTGGTGAGCTCGGTGCTGCCGACCTTCACCCGGATGTTCTTGCCGATGAACTTTGCCATTCTGGTTACTCCTTAGCCGGCGGCAATGACTGTGACCGAGAATTCGGCCGTGTGGTAGGTGACGTCCCCAATGGCGAGCGAGCCCTGGTTGGTCATTTCTGTGACTCGGCAGTCCAAGGCTTTGCCCCCGAGGGAGCGGTCACCTTCAATTGCCGCCTTCACCGACGCGCTACCACTAGAGGCGCAGTAGGCGTCGAGGTTGGTCTGCGATGCCCGGTCGGCTACGCGGCCGACGATGAGCATGATCGTGAACTGGTACTCGTCCGACCCGCGCCCGAAGGCGGTGTCGTACTGGATGCGGCCCGGCATCACTACGGCGACGGGCGGCTGCGGGTTGTCGGGGATGTAGGCCGAGGACCGTAGGCCGGTGATGGTTGCGAGCCGGTTGGCGAGCCCGGTGCGCAGGTCGGTGAGGGCGGTCATGCGACACCGTTGACGCGGCGGTAGCCCTCAACGAGCTGCACGACGTCGGGGTCCAGGCCGCGGCTCACCCGCATAATTCCCATGTCGCCGAAGCCGGCCACGCCTAGGGGACTCTGCAAGCGGCTGAAGATTCTGGAGGACTGGAGAATGGTGGCCTGCGTCACCGTGACCGGGATGTTGGGCCAGCCGAAGACAGCACGAACCTTGATTGAGTTTTCGGCGCCGGTGGGGAACGAGTAGTCGCCGATGGCGCGGATGCGGGTGAACGGCCACACGACGCCGCCGAGGTAGTCGTTGATCGGCTCGGGCTGGGCGTCGCCCTGCCCGCCCGCGGTGCCGATCGTCCAGGTCGTGTCGTAGACGCCATCAAGGCCCGTGGACGTTTCAACCTGCGCGATGGATCGGGCGTCGTCGATCTGCACGACGTAGGGGTTCTCGGTGTTGTAGTAGCGGGTGACGGTGCCGGCGTTGATGAAGTTGCGCCCGCAGTAGGCGTCAATGAGGCGCGAGGCAGACTCAACAGCCATCTCGAGGAGGGCGTCGTCGGTGGCATCGCCGGACGGGATGCGCAGCGCAGACTTGATCTGCGCCAGGGTTGCGTAGCCGTTGCTAATCGCCACGGTCAGCCTCCGATTTCGTAATGCTTCCGCATCCAGTCGACGGTCAGGGGAAGTCCCTGAGCGAGCCTTGTGCGCGGGTTGTGGTGCAGCAGTGCCTTGGCCTTGGAGATGTCAGGCTTCTTGCTCGTCACGTTGTGCTTGTCCAGCGGGAGCCGGTTGACGAGGGACGGGTGGGCGCCGGTGACCTCAAGCAGCATGTTGGCCATGTCCTCCACGCTGACGTACTCGTCGCCTCCGACGTTCACGGTCTCCCCTGGGGCGAAGCTCGTGGCGGCGTTGGCGAGCGTCACGATGAAGTCGCCCTGGTACATGAAGACCCGGTGATAGTTTTCATACACCGTGATGGGCTTGCCCGTCAGCAGCCGGTAAGCGAAGAGGCAGACGACTGAGCGATAGTCGTGGTAGCGCTCTCCGGGCCCGTAGGCGTTGAAGAACCGCAGCGTCATGGTTTTGTTGCCGTAGCGGTCCGCGAAGTTGCGGATCTGCTCCTCGTTCACGCGCTTGCTGATGGCGTAGTCGTTGGTGAGGCGCGGCTGCGGGTTGTCGAGGAGGTAGCGCTCGTCGATGGCTTCGGCGTCGGCCTCACCGTAAACCTCGGAGGAGGAGGCGAAGACGTGGCGGAAGCCGCGCTCACGCTGAAGCTCAAGCACGTTGCGGGTGCCGATGGCGTTGGTGCGCCAGACCTGCTCGTAGTGCTCCTCGCCGTTGATGCGCCCGAACTCGGCGGCCAGGTGGTAGACGAGGTCGAAGTCGCCGACGCGGTCGAAGGCGGTGCGCAGCTGCCGGTAGTCGGCGACGTCGGCGCGCACAGTCTGGGGCTGGCCGGTGTGCTGGAGTTCGATTCCCCAGACGTCGTGGCCGCGCTCGCGCAGCTCGGCGACTAGGGGGGCGCCTAGGGTGCCGGCGGAGCCGGTGACAACGATTTTCATGCTGTTTCCTCCACAATTCGCCAGAACCGCTCGGGTTGCTGGGCGAGGACTGCCGCAGGGTCGCCGGGCTCTAATCGCCCGACGAGGGAGTTGGTGACGATCTTGCAGCCAGCGAGGGTGGCCTCGATGACGACGAGGGGGCAGGCGTCCCGCTCTTTGGGGAGGTGGACGAAGTATTTGGCGCGGGCCATGTGGTCAAGGACGATCTGGTGCGGGGCGTTCTCCAGCTCAACGAGTTGCAGGCCTTGGCGCTGCGCCCAAATGCGGGCGTTGAGTTTCCCCTTGGCCGGGTGGCGTCTGCCCGCGAACAAGGCAAAAGGTTCCTTATCGGCGGGGGCGACGCAGTCCGGGGGAACGGGGGAGTGAATGAAGGCGTCGGCCCGGCCGGTCCATTCCGCTTCCCAAGCTTTGTGCGCTCGGCTCATGGTAAGAAACCGCGACGCTTGGCGGAATAACTCGGCCTTGGCGGGTGTGCGGTGCTGGGCGTGCTGCACCCAGACGATAGGCCTGAGAGCCGCTAGGAAATTCATGGAGGCTTCAGACAGTTTGTCGGTGCCTCCGACTACTACCCGGTCCCAAGATTCGTCTGCGGCGCTCTCAGTGGCTTCGGGTTCAATGTAGGTGACCTCAACGCCAGCTGGTGCCGCGGTGACCATGTAGTCGGTGTTCCGTTCCGCCCCACCTGCATACTTCCCCGGCAGTAGCGCCGCGTGCCTTTCCTCAACCCTGGGGATGTGGTGCGTCACCCAAGCGACCCTCATGGCGCGAGCAGGACGTCAAGCGCCGGGCGCCAGTATTTGTCAAACACGACGTCGGCGTCATAGTTGGCGGCGAACTCGATGGCCTGCTGGGATCGGCCTCGGCCTCGCGCGTAGGCAGCCTCAAGGTTGTCGACGATGCTCGGCACCAGCGGGGTGAAGAACCAGCAGCCTTGGGGTGCGTCCCAGGCGGGTTGCACGTCGCAGAGCCAGCCGTCGCCGACGAGCTCGGGCTGGGCGGTTGCGTTGGACACGATGACCGGGGTGCCGCAAGCCTGGGCCTCAATGGCCGGGATGCCAAAACCTTCGCCGCGTGACGGCTGAAGCAGCACGTCTATTGCCGTGTAGATGCTGGCAAGTGCTTCCTTGGGGATGCCCATGCGGTAGGAGTAGGAGTCTGCGAAGGCGACCCGGTCCATCGGTACGCCCGTTGCGGCGAGCAGTGCCCGCAAGTCAAGGCCAGACATGGCCGGGCTCGGCTCGGTGTGCAGGTAGAGCCAGACGTCGTCGTGCTTCTGCATCACCATCGCGGCGGCAAGGAAGGCTTCAGCAAAGCCCTTCCTATCTACGCCCCCCTTATTCGCGGAAATCATCCCAATCACGACCGCGTCGTCTGGCACGCCCATCCATGTGCGGGCGGGCACCTGGCCGTCGCTGCCTTGCATCAACTCGGTCGGCTTGAAGACTTTGGTGTCGATGGCGTGCGGGACATAAAGCGCTTCGATGTCGTGGCGCTCGATGGCGTCAAGCCCGAACTGCGACATGGCAATTGGGGTCACATTGGGACGGGCAAGCCACTGGATGACGGGTGCCGGGGCGGGGAAATGGTCGATGGGCACCCAAGAGGCGACGCGCTCGAGCACGTCCCAGCCAGCGCCCTTGAAAACCCAGCAGTCGAAGAGAGTGATGACGAAGGCCTGCTGCCCAGTCGGCCGACCGAAGTCCATCGCATAGGCGGGGATGACGTCGTTGGAGTAGACGTCCAGGCCGCGAGGGTAAACGGGTAGGCCTTCCCACTCCATCGTGGAGCCCTCAAGCCCGTAGTTTGCGGCGATGGCTACTTCGTGGCCGGCTTTCTTGAGGCGCCGGGTGACTTGCTGGGTTTGCTCGCCGTAGCCCGTGGGCGTCCAGGGGGCGTTGCTGGCCCAGATGATTCTTCGTGCAGCAGTCCCAGTCGGAGCAGCTGCTCCCTCTCGGGCGGCGGCACGTCTAGCGGGATTCCCGCTGCGTGAACGATTACGGGTGCTTGCTTTCGTGGCATGGGCCACCGTTTCTCCTAGGTGTGCGCAGGGGGTGTGGATGGCCCCGCCCCCCTGCGCAAAGGCGGGGCCATCCACGTCTAGGTGCCTAGTGACTAGGC